AGCTGCTAATCGACAACGACGATATGATGATTGGCGAACGCGCAAGTTTGCTAAGCAAGAACAACTGATGGGCCGGGCACGATCTATTACGTGCGAAATTTGCGGCAGTGAAGGTTATGGTCGCAAACCGCATATAGTTTTTGATCATTGTCATGAAACAGGAATGCCTCGTGGGTGGTTATGCGACCGTTGCAACAAGACTTTGGGCATGGTGAAAGATGATCCGGTTTTGCTGCGAAAAATGGCTGCGTATCTGACACTAGGAGGACAACATGGCCAAACTATCCAGTCGTGCACGCAACAAGCTGCCGAAAAAGAGCTTCGCACTGCCGGGAAAAAGAGCTTATCCCATCATGGACCGACGTCATGCTGCTAATGCGCTGGCGCGTGTCAGTCAGCACGGCAGTGCCAGTCAGAAGCGGATCGTGCGAGCCAAAGTGTGCAGCCGTTATCCGTCACTGCCCAGCTGTAAATAAAATAACAGGAGTGTGCCTTGGGATGTGGTTGCGGCGGCGGCGGTAGGGTTTACTCGCGACCACTTTCCGGCGATTTGCGCGTGCAAAGCCAGCACGCGCCGACGTCGCGGTTGGCAGGAATGTCAACACGGACGCAAGAGAACGCGCCGCCGCGCATTGTACAATCGGCGGCGCTGACGCGGCGGCAGCAAAACATCAATGTCCGTCGACAGGTCTAGCCATGCGCACAAGCGACCGGTCGAGATCCAGGTAGCCGCCGCCGTACGTTGCGGACAGTGCGACTGGTTCGGCATGACTGCTGAACTACAGACCAGTAACGGTTGGGCATGTTGTCCGTCCTGCGGCAGCCTTGAGCTGTTCTGGATGCCACACACCATGGGGACGCTGCATTAAATGGCGCTGCGGGATTGGTTTATAAAAAAGCGGCCTGACCGACCGGATATCGACGAGCCGCAATCCCCCATCTACATAATGGGCGGCCAGCCTGTTCGGTTCCTGTCCAACCAAGCAATTGTTACTGCCGACAGTGCGCAGCGCAAAAGTCCCCAGCTCTATCGCATCACCAATTTCATCGCTTCTAGTGTGCAGTCGGTGCCGTGGTTTTGCGAGGCGGATCCTGACGAGGTGCCGGCTAATCGCGCGCAGCCAAACAAGATCAAGGCGATCAACGATCTTCTGAAAAGTCCGAACGACACCTACACCAGCCAGCAGATGCAGTATTGGTTGGCGCTGAACCTGATGCTGTATGCGCGCGCCCACTTCAAGGTCGGCATGTCGTCGACCGGCACGCCCAACGGTCTCTATCCCCTGGCGGCCAAATACGTGCGCGGTGTCGTCAACCAACGCGGCATCGTCGATAAGTACGAATACGGCACGCTCGGCGCTCCTGATTCAGTGACTTATCCGACCCGACGGGTGGCCGAGAAGCGCCAGCAGAACGAATCCTACGCCTCCGAGATTGCGTTCCCCAGCCTCACTGGTCTGGTCGAGTACAACAAGGCGCCGGCGGCGATCGAAAGCCTGACCGTGCCACTTGCCATCATCGAAGCCTTGATGCAGCGCGCACTCGACACTGCGTCGGGACACCCCAACGTCAAATACGTGATCACGGCGGAGAAGACGATCACCCGCCAGCAGAAAGAATCTCTGCTCAAGCATCTGCAAGATGCCGGCCCGGGCGGTGAGAATTCCGGCGAGATCCTGTTTCTCTACAACACCGACGTTAAGGTGCACAGCTTCGACAACAATCTCTCCGACATTCATTCCAAGCTGCCGCTCGACGACATGACTCGACAGATTGCTGGCGTGTTTGGTGTCCCGGTTGCCCTCTTGGGACTAGGCTCAGCAGATGCCGCCAAATACGCCAGCAACTACGTCGAATCCCGGCTGAGCTACTGGCAGGACACCATCGTGCCCTGTTACCTCACCCCGATCGCCGCCGGCATGACGATGGCGATCTGCCCGCCCGGCGCTCGCATCAGTTTCGATCTCGATGCCGTTGCCGCGCTCTGGGAAGGCCGCGCCAATCTCGGCGTCAACCTGTCGAAGGTGACGTTCCTGACCAACAACGAGAAGCGCGCCATTCTCGGCTTCGATGCGATGCCGGGTGAAAACGCACTGCCGAAGAACTTGCCACCGCCTACAGCAGATCCGCCGCCGCCTGACAATACCGACAGCGTCAACGGCGCAACATTGAATGGGAGATCATTGCAATGAAAACGCAATGGCAAGCCGGTGATCGCATCGAATGCGACATGTCCTTTGCAACACTTGCAATGACTGACGTACCAGACGGCTATATTGCCGGCATTGCCTCGACACCTAGCACCGATCTCTACGGCCACAAGGTGCTGGCTAAAGCGTTCGACGACAGCATCAAAAAGAAGGGTCTCACTGGTCCCCGCGGCATCAAATTGTTGGCCAGTCACGACTGGCACAAGCCTGCTGGTATCATCAAGCGGCTCGACACTGTCGGTGACAATCTGCATATCGAGGCGCAGCTCAATCTCAACATCAGCTACGTCAAGGATCTGCACGAAGCTGCCAAGCAGAACAACGGGCTGTCGTTCAGCGTCGGCTTTGCGTTGCAGGAATTCGAGTTTGTCGAAGAAGAGGATATGGAGACCAAGGACGATCCTTGGGTGATTATCAAAAAGGGTGACCTGATGGAGGTCTCGGTTGTTTGCTTCCCGGCGTGCGTGGAAGCCGAGATGACCTTCATCAAGCAGACCCCACCGAACACTCTGACGGAGCTTGAAAAGGCGCTGGCCGCCGAGGGCACCTGTCGGAGTCGGAGCGAGGCTCGGCGGCTGATCCAGGCGATCAGACCGCATGCGCACTTGCTCCAGGGCAAGCCGGCGTCTGGTACGCAGCTTGCTGGCGATACGACGCATCCCAGGCTGGATGCTTCCATCCTCAAGCCGATGGCAGATTTGCTCGCCAAGGCAAAGGCGACGCTAAGCTCCCGGTGAGTGACGCGCGCGATTCCCACATAGGAAATCCCTCATGAACACCTTCAAGCAGAACAGGGAACTCGCCAAGGCCGGCGTGTTCAAAGGCGCGTTTCTTACCAAAGAGGCACCTGCCGACGTCAAGACTGCCGAAGCTCTGATGGAGCCGTTGGTCAAGGAGATGGGCAACATCGTCACGGCGCTGGAGAAATCCAAGAAGGATGCCGAGACGCAATACACCGATCTCACCAACCACTACGGCGGCGTCAAGGCGACCACCGACGAGTTGAAGGCGACCGTGCTCAAGCATGCCGCCGACTACGCCGAGACCGTCACCAAGATTCAGATGTTTGAGCAGGCGCTCAATCAGGTGAAGAAGGAGATGGACGCGCCGATCGTCAAGGGCGGTAAGGATCTCGAAGATTCCGACAAGCGGGCAGCGATCGAGCTGCAACGTCGGGCCTTCTTGTTCAAAGGCGGCCTCAACGACGATTTCGAACCGGATATGAACAATCTGGTCGACGCCAAGTACTACCGCAAAGCGGTGCGGCAGTTGATGCAGGTTGGTATCGAGAACAAGCAGAAGATCATTCGCGGTTTCGATGAGCCGACGCGCAAGGCTTTCGAAGCTTCCAGTCTCGATGCGGCACTGTTCTCACCGGAAATGCTCGGCATCGAGCTGAACTGTATCGTCGAATGTGCTGAGCTGCTCGATCTCTACAGCTCGGTGACGGTGTCGAAGTCGACCTTCATGTATCCGCAGGTGCTCGATTACGGCGCCATCGGCAAGTACGACTGCGATGCCAAGTGCGACGCCGAATACGGCCCGGAAGGCAACATCACCTACAAGTCCGGTGCTGTTTCCGATTACCGCGGCGTGTTCTGCTTCAATCGCAAGGTGCTGACGGAAGCTAACTACGATCTGCTCAACTTCATGTACAACGCGGCGGCGCGGTCCTATCGGATCAATCGCAACCGCGCCACCATGGTGGGCGACGGCGTCAACGAGCCGCTTGGTTGGCTCGGTAATGATTGCTTCACCAAGAAGCACACTTCCGGCACCAAGTTCGATCACATCGACTTCCGCCTGTTCCACGGTAGCGTGCCGGTGGAATACGGCGAGGTCACTACCGTGATGCACCAGAATACGTTCGCGTATCTGGCGGCCCTGGTCGACAACAACGGGCGGTTCCTGTTCGGCGACGGTCTGATGACCTACGGCCCTTCGGATACGCGCGAGCGCATCCGGATCTCCAACTGTCTGCCCGATCCGACCAACGGGCTGACACTCGGCAGCACCGGTGCGCCGTTTGTCACTGGCAGCTTCATCTGCGCCACCGGTGCCTGGAAGCAGGCCTACTACATCGTCAACAAGCGCCCGCTCTGGATCGAGCAGTGGGAAGGCAAGTCGACGGCGTGGTGCGTCGCTTACTCGTTCGGTGCAGAGGACGGCGGCTTCGTCGCTTGCTGCCCGGCGGTATCCATCCTCTCGGTTGGCCCCTAAGCCGCCGCACGGCAACCGTCACAAGTGACAAGGAGATTACGATGAACATCAACTACGGCATCCAGCATTCGAGCAAGCTGGCGTGGAGCGGTACGGCGGCAGCGCCGATCGATATCCGTCGCCATGTCGGCTTCTCGTTCTCGTTTGAAACAACGGCAAATCTCGCCGCTGATACCATCTTCCACGTTGAATCGGCGCCGCCCAGCGACGTCGATCCTTGCCTCCCCGGCACGTTCGTTCCGGTGCCGGAAGTGCTGACTTGCGTGGCCGGGTTCGGCGCAGTGCCCGGTCCGTCGGCCAGCATCGTGTTGCCGGCAGGCACGCCGAAAGGTGCACACTGTACGGCGACACTGCCCTGCAAGCCCGATGCTTTCATCCGGCTTGTGGCCGTAAGCGGTGGCACTGCTACTGTGATCGTCACAGTGGGACTGCACGGACCCAAGTGAGAGTTCGCGCCAGCAAACCGCTACGCGTTGGCCCCGGCGACACCGTCGTTGTCCGGGGTCAGCTACCGTTGACGGCGCAGCTTGGCCGTCTGTTCGTGTTCGCCAGCGAAAACGGTTCCCAGTTCAGTCCCTATGTGCAGCACGTCGCCGACATAGTGGTCGAGAACGGTCGTCCGCAGATGCTGCGTCCGGTATCGATGCGGCTGTTGCGTGGCCAGCCGACCAGAGAATTATCGTTTGTTTCGGATATCGATGGCTTCATCTGCGTTATGCAGGAGTTGGACAGCGGTGAACCGAAAGCCAATGTAAGGGTGCAATGTCAGATCAATCCGGAACTTCCGTGGACCCAGAAGCTGTGGCGCAAGCTCAGTCAGTGGCAGCGACCGAGACTAACGTCGTAATGCTGGTGGTCAGCGGCACTGGTCCTGACACGCAGTGGTTCGACTATCGCCCGGCGTTCTTTCAGCCAGTGATCAGGGTCGAGTGGGAGAAGGACACCATGTTTGCGGCGTTGCCCAACGACGTCGCCGGTTATCTGCTCAGTCACGGCTATGCCAGAGCAATGACGGAGGCCGAGATTGAGGAGTACACTGCACCGCCAGAGCCGGCACCCGAATCGGTGTCAGCACCGGAGGCGCGCAAGTCCAAAAAAGGAGATCGATCATGATTTATGTTCGTTGTGTCGAGCCTTGTCTGCCGAATCCTTCGGTAGCACTCGCCACCCCGCCTTGCTTTAAGTGCACCTAACTCCTGCATAGTGCACTGAAGAGCAGTTCCCGGGCGTCTTGACCCTATCAGCGCCCGGGTTCAATTTCAGCGGAGTCGCAGCCATGATGCATTTCACCGTTAATGACTATCAGGCAATCAACAATTGCCAGAAGTGTTGCTGCGAGAAGCTCAACCTTAAGCCGGGAACGGTGAACAAGGTGTCGGTCGGTTACGCGCCGTGGGCGGTGCCGATCGGTCAGCTGCATTGCACGCCGCAGTTCCAGATCGAGCAGATGGACACTTGTCCGTTGCCGGTCGGCAGTAACCTGCCGCCGACGATGACCGCCGATGTCAAGTTCTCGACCACGGTCAACGCGCTGCTGGAGAACACGCTGACGGCGATGATCAGCGATCCGGAGGCGGCGACGCTGACGTTCAAGCTGTTGCCGTTGTATGGACCGAAGCACGGCAAGCTCGATCTGCGCGCCGACGGTTCGTTCTCTTACATGCCGACCTACAATTATGTTGGCGAAGAACGGTTTTATGTTTCGGCCAGCGACGGCAGCAACACCAGCATCTTCGAGGTCATGATCGCGATCGGTATCGATCCGGCGATGATGACGGCAACACCGCACGTTAGTGTCGGCCCGGCGTCGGTCGACAATCGTTATTACACCGTGAGCTTTCCGGTCATCGTCACACCAGCAGCGAGCGAGTGCGAGGTCTGGCGGTTGACAGTGATGCAGGCGGCACTCGATTGCAGCTGTACCTGTTTCACGCGGACGGATTGTTTTGACATAGGCGTGGTGAAGTGTTGACCGACGACGATAAAAAAGTTGCGGTCGATAAGCTACGTTGGACTCCAACGGGCCGATTGCGTTACTGGCGGCCGCTCGGCGTGTCTGAGCAAGTCGTTGAGTTGCAGCAGCTGTACGAGAGTGTAACCGGTGAACTGGAGTGGCGTGAGGTGCCGGAAGTGGCGGAGGAGTAATGCTGAGAACCGAACCCAATCGGCCGCTTGATCAGCCGCCGTTTTTGGCCGGTGCGGAGATCAAGTTCAATTGGGATGACCGGTTGAGCATCGATCTCATTCGTAAGCACGCCAAGATCGAGGACGTGCCGGCGTGCAGCGACGAGCAGCTGGTAGTCTATCGGGCTGCGGCTGTTGAATCGGCTGAGCAATACACCGGTTTGTTGCTATCTGGGCAACGCACGATGACCGAGATAATTGAAGGTCCGAGTCGAGTGCGCCCTGGTATCATGACCTATGCGCATCGTCTGCAATACCCGTGTGCTGATGGTTACATCTATCTTTATGGCGGCTCGCACATCACCGACAACATCACGTTTATGGTGAAGCCGGGTACGCGCAAGATCAAAGTGCCGATCCGCAAGGACATCATCGATCTGTCGAATTGCTGTAACCCGTGCTCGAGTTGGCACGTCAACGGCGGCATGATGGCCGCCTACACCGCGGGCTACCGCTCGATCGATGACGTGCCGAATGCGGTCATGCTTGGTCTGATGCAGTACATCACTTGGTGCGTCGAGCATCCCGGTGATGAGTTGCTGACGCAACGCAACCGTATCGAAACTCGCGCCGGTCTTGCTGGTCTGCAAGGCTCCAACAATATCGCCATGATCAGTGGGGCGCTTGAGTCATGGCGGGTCATAGACCCAGAGGCTGTCTAAAATGGGTACACCAAAAAAGTGGAAGAATCCGTCCAATACGCCAACCTATAAGTCGTGGACTGGTATGATCCGTCGCTGTCACACAACCGATCCGCATCATTTCAAATATTATGGTGGTGTGGTCGTGTGCGAGCGTTGGATGAACTCTTACGACGATTTCGTTGTCGACATGGGTTTGCGTCCGGAAGGCACATCGATCGACCGTTATCCGAATCACAAGGGTGCCTATGAGCCGGGTAACTGTCGCTGGGCAACCAAGGAGCAGCAGACCAACAACATGAAAAAGAATGTTGTGCTCGATATCGGCATGTTCACCGGTACTGTGGCTGAGTGGTCGCGGGCGCTGAAACGTCCGTATCGCGAAGATAAGACACTTTATTATCGGTTGGAGAACGGATGGACGCCGTATGAGGCGTTGTTTACTCCGATCATCAAGGGTGCCAATCAGTTTACGGCGGCACCAAAGGCGGTGATGCCCTGAAAGACCCGGGCGCCCCCAACCTAAAAGAACTCAAGTGGCGCATTGCGTTGTGTACGCAGCGCGACGTCGTGGTCAACGGTTCGACCATGGAGCTGCGGCGCGTTGGTGTCATATTGGGTTGGGCCAGGATCAAGTCGTACTATGGGCTGCCGGCGTTTGTTGGCCATCAGGGTTTTACCATCGTCGATGCCGCGACCCGGGCGACTCACGCCATTACGGTTCGTATGGGTTACTACCTCGACTACGCGAGCGCGGCTTGGGTATATGAGGAGCGTCTGATCTCGCCACCACGTTGGTACAAGATCCTGGGTTTCTCCGAATCTGGAAACTGGGTGACGCTGACGACGCGCATGGTCGAGAAGTCTGATGACGCGTTGCCGCCGCATAGTGATTTCTCGCCGCAGCCAACCAATGTCGAGTTATGATATCGATCGAGTTTACGCCATGGGGCAGCTTTCGCGCCCGTAAGCGACCGGCCGAGATCAAGCGTTGGTTGCACGCGATCGGCAAAGCTGGTGTTGAAGCATTCAAAGGTGGCATGGGTAAGTTTCCGCCGCCATCGTCACCAGGAGCTTGGCCGAACAGCCGTAGTGGCAAGCTAAAAGGTTCGATCAACTACGAAGTCGGCGGCGGTGGCGCCTTCAACGAAACCGTAACGATCGGCACCAACACGCCGTATTCGATGTATCTGCGCAAAGGTACCGGCAGGATGGCACGGCGCAAGATGTCCGATAACGCAATGAAAGAAGGCGTCAAAGCTGGTCGGCTTGGACAATGGGTCGAGTGGGTTAAGTCATGACTGCTGATGTCGTCATGCTTTCGATCTGGGTGTTTGCAGGAGCACTTGTTATCACCACGCTCTGGTACGCGTTGCAGTGATGGACGCTATCACGCCCAAAGAGATCAAGCAGGACACGCGCTTTCTGCCGGCAGTGGCGGAAGCCGTAGGGCAATGGTTTCCAGAGCTTGGTGGTCGCGCACTGGCAGTGTCCGAGGTGACGATTACCAAAGAGAATATTCCAACATTGCCGTTGGCGATGGTGGCGTTTGTACGGTCGGTTGGTAATCAGCCTGACAATAGCACTTCCGAAATGTTCGACATCGTCGACAGTTTCGTGATCGAGTTCTGGTTGGAGCCGGCGCGTTACAAGAAGGCCAACGGTTCGGAAACGCCGTTCTGGAGTTTCTACGATTACGATGCGGTGCGCGATACGCTGCTGTCGAATCTGGTGCGCTGGGAGACTCCGAATGGCGAGCGTATTGCCTATCGCGGCGGAACAGCTAGCAGTAACCCTGACGTTTTCTTTTGTAGCGACGTTTCGTTGGTGTCCGTCGAAGCCGGCGTATCTCGGCGAGCCGTTCACGGTTGGCTTCAATCTGTGTGCGCCGCCAGCGTGTATTCCAGATCCATGTGAAGATGTGGAGATCGACCCGTGCGCTCCGTCTCCGTGAAAATAGGTTCTGCAACACCGACCAATAGGAGGGCTACCATGCCCATGATCTACGTGCGAACCAAGCAAGGCCGCGCCGCCTATTATGAAGGCCGCGTTATTCCGCAGGATAAGTTCATTCCTGTCACTGAAGATCAGTACATCCGCCGCTTGATCGACCACTGGGGCGATATCGAGCAGGAAGGCGGCGAGCACAAGCAATCGGAAGATAAAAAGAAGCCGCCGGAAGGCACACGCGGACCGACGCCACGGGCAGCAGCAGAGCCTTCGCAGCCCGTCCACGACAAGAACTAATCCACCCCGAACCGCCGAACCGGCGAAAAGGAGCGACCTATGTCAATCGACAGCCTGCGGTCCGGCGCCATCCGGATTTGTTTTGATCCCAGCTTGAACGCGTACAAGAGCAAGTGCCGCATCCTGGTCGAAGGTCAGATGCTCGATACCGGCACCGCCATTGATGGCGAGCTGTTGCAGATTCCATCGCTGCGTGATGTCGATGTTCTATTCGGCGAAGGCAGCATCATCGCCGAGGGCCTCAAGGTTTCGTTCTTGTGCTGCCCGAACAATGCGATGGAGTTCTTCGCGTTACCGCACAAGGATGCCAGCGTCGGCGCCGATCAAAAGGCTTCTTATACGCTGACCTTTACCGGTGACGCCGAGAGTGATGGTCGCGTCGATCTGTTCATGCTCGACGGTCGCTATAACACTTCGACGCGGGTGCACGAAGGTGACACGCCAACCGAGATCGCGGCCAATGTAGTGTTGTCACTCACCGCCGAGGTCGGTCTTCCATTCACTGCTACGGCAGCCGCCGGTGTCGTCACGTTGGTCGCGAAGAACGGCGGCTCTGTCGGCAACGGTCTCAACGTCATCTATAACTGGCACCAGCGTCGCGACTATGCGCCGGTCGGCGTCAAGATGGATTTTGCCGTGGCGGCAGAAGGCACCAACATCGCCTTCGTGTTACCGAACTATCAGGCCATTCTCGGCGAATGTTGCTACTGCTGCATCGCCATGCTGTACGCCAATGACGACTTGCAGGATGCGATGATCGCCTACATCGCTTCGGCGTGGTCGTGCGACAAGCCACAGTGCTTCGGTCACGGCTACACCTACAACTACGGCACACTCGGTCAGATCCTGGCTTCCGATACCAACTCGGCCGAGGTCTGCCGCATTGCGCAGTGCTATTCGGATCCGGTGGCGGGATGGCTGAAGGCGGCGGCGTTCGCGGCCACCAGCTGTTGCTCGACCATCGATCATCCGGAGATGTCGGTGCAGGGGCCGAACTTCGGTATCATGGCCTGCCTGCGTCAGCCGGAATCCTGCACGCAATGCTTCACCTTCGACGAGCAGCAATTGTTGCAGGCTACCGGCTTCGTCGTCATGGTTCCGCTGCAAGGCGGCACTGGTTCGATGACCCAGCCGATGGTGGTCAATGACTCGACCAACAATCGCTACGACGACAACGGCCGGCTCAACGCGACGTGGTGGAACACCAATTCGCGACGGTTGGCGGCGGCGACGGCGGATCAGGCGGCGATCGCACTCAATCAGGTGATCGGTCTTGGTCTGTTCACCAAGAACACCACGGTTCCCGCGGGCGTGCGTGGCACCAATCCGCGCATGATCCTGGGCCAGTTCCGGGCCTGGGCGAAGTCGCAGGTTGGCTATCTGTTCTCGGAGTTCGACAATATCGACAACGACATCGTACTGAAGACCGATTTTGAGATCGCACCCAAGTGCCAGGGCATTCCCGGCAAACTGTGGATCGATTTCACCTATCGGCCGCCGGTGCGGATCTCCACCATCATCCTCAACGCCAAGCCGGCGTTGCTATCGAACTGTTAAGCGGCAGCGGGCCTGGGTGGGGCGGAGCAGCGACGGTGACCGCTACTCCGCCCCTAGGCCCGGCGGTTTCCCTGAGAGGAG